AGTAGTTCGTTTGATGCGGTGTACGAACCCAACGAACTACTGTCCCGACTGCGTCTGGACTGTGGTGATGACGATATCATCTACGAAGCCTTACAGGCCGGCATTGAGCCAGAGCTGTCGGAAGGTGCATTAAAGCGTACTTGCATTAACCTGCGTAATCAGTTGCGTAACTATTTCCGTAACAAAGACGTAGTGGACATGATCACGCAGGCGTTCCATGAAGTCAAATTTAACAAGACCAAGATCGGCAACATCTCGACCTTCGCTTTGAAGCTGCACGAGAAGTTGGCGCCGTATACCACCAACGCCTTGGAGAAAGACCCGGCCGTGGTTGACGCCGTGGACTTCAGTAAGCCCGATGAAGTCTCCGCGATCTTCGAAACTGTTAAAGAGTCCGAGTCCGGCGAAACTATTTTGCGCCTCGGCATCAAAGCCCGTAACCGTATGCTCGACGGTGGTTACCGACGTGGTGAAGCTGTGGTGAACTCTGCCCTGGCACACAACTTCAAAACGGGCCAGAACCTGACGGACTTCCGTCACATCGCGGTCTACAATACTCCGGTACTGAAGAACCCCGGTAAGAAACCTTGTCTGCTTCGGATATCCTTCGAAGACAGCCTGAAAGAAAACTTCATGTTCATGTACGAGCAATTCTACATGAACGAGCACAAGAAAGATCCGAAGCGCAAGTTGCCAGACTTGACGCAGATGAGCAAAGAAGAGCTGATGGAATACTTCATGCCTCGCATGACGGCCACCGGCTTTAACGTGTTCATGATGCGGGTCAATCCATCGGCCTGGACTTACCTCGATCTGCAAAACAAGATCCTGGAACTCGAAGCCGAAGGTTACGAAGTCATAGCTTGCTTCGTCGACTACCTGGCCATGATGCCGACTACCGGCTGCATCCCATCGACCAATGGTGCGGATATCCGTGACATGTACCGCCGTATCCGTAACTTCTGCTCGGCTCGTCACATCCTGTTCGTGACACCACACCAGTTGTCTTCGGAAGCACGTAAGTTGGTACGCGACGGGGCGACTAACTTCGTCAAGATGCTCCCAGGTAAAGCGTACTACGACGGCTGTCAACGTCTGGAGCAAGAGGTCGACCTGGAAATCTTCCAACACATCGAGTTCGTGGGCGGTAACGCTTACTTGACAACGATGCGTGGCAAGCACCGTAAAACGCGTCAAACGCCCCGTGGTGACCATTACTACGCGTTGAAGATGCATGACGTGGGTAACATCATCGACGACGTGGATGACGAAGTTGACACCAGTTATAAAGTCCCAGGTGCCAGCCCAGTGGGTACGGGACATGATCGTCCAGTGTTCAGTAATGATCACTTGGACTTCTAAGCAGTAACCTTTTCGTTTAACTCTTTTACTTAACGTCTCTCAAACAGTCTAATGGACTTTAAACTTCCCTAGGAATACACCATAAACCCATTCGCTAACCTATGTGGTTAGCGAATGGTAGGTATATTTCAGCTAGCATAAAACTAAATTTTTATTAACTACAGGTGGCACATGCTTAGCTCATTACGCAAGCTCATTGGCAGTATTAGCGTTAAGGAAGATGGGGATTACGTGCGTATCGAGGGCCTGCCCACATACGACTACATGAACGACATTGAACGTACCTGGCGTACATCCAAGATTGGTCTGAACATGTTCACCAAGGTCACGTCGTCCTACGTCGTGTTCCACAAGTTTTTCTTGCCAGAAGTGATCTACACACTGGAAGAACTGGTAGCAAACAAAAAATCTCGTTATGTCAACTATCGTGCTTTGCGCAAGACGATCGATGAGCTTTATGAAAACACCTGGTTTAAACAAACCCGGGTACGTCATGAGAACATCATCGACTTCACACAGCTCGACAAGCTGAACGTTAAGCTCTTCCCGAACCAACACGAGTTCCTGGAAGTCTATAACGAGAAAGTGCCGCAGTACAATCTCAATGGTTACATGCTGGGTGCTGCGCCAGGCACCGGCAAGACCATTAACTCGATCGCTTGGTCGTTATGTCTGCATTCAGACGTTACGGTGGTGATCTCGCCTAAGAACGCTATCGACCGCGTCTGGGCAGCCACGCTGGAGTCTGTATTCAAAGATCCGGTAGATTACTGGGTCAGCTCGTCGAACGAGCCTCTGAGGCCCGGTAAACGCTTCTACGTGTTCCATTACGAGCAACTGGACCGCGCTGTGGAGTTCTTCAAGTCCTATCCGTGCGTCAAGCCTACGGTGGTTCTGGACGAATCGCACAACATGAACGAGATCGACAGTTTGCGTACGCAGTTGTTCTGCGATCTGTGTGCCAAGATCCTGAAGTCCAAACACGTCCTGTGGATGTCGGGCACCCCGATCAAAGCCATTGGCAAAGAAGTCGTGCCGCTGCTGCGTACCATCGACCCGTTGTTCAATCATCACGTCGAAGCCCGGTTCATTGGCATCTTCGGCAAATCCAGTTCCAAGGGCCTGGATATTCTGGCTAACCGTTTGGGTTATCTGGTGCACAAGGTTGTTAAGACTGACGTGGTCAAGAACGTGGTGGAACGTGAAAACGTCAACATCCCAGTGCCTAACGGTAAACAATTTACGCTGGCCAGCGTATCGGACGAGATGCGTGAGTTCGTTGCTGAACGTCTGGACTATTATCGTGCTAACTTCAAGAAGTACGAAGCCCAGTACGACGCTGGCATCGAGTTCCATCGCCGGACGATCCACGACAAAGCACAACAGCAACGCTTTGAAACGTACCAGCGTTACATCAAGATGATTCGTCAGTACTACGATCCTGAATCGATGAAAGAAGAATCGAAGTACTGCAACAACTACGAAGCCAAGGAAATCATTGCCTACCTGCCTAAGGGCTTGAAGGAAGAGTTCCGTAACGCTAAGTCGGTTGTCAAGTATTACAACCTGAAAGTGCAAGGTGAAGCTCTGGGTCGTATCCTGGGCAAGCGTCGCATGCAGTGCAATCTGGCACTGGCACAGAACTTTAACTTCGAAGCCGAGATCGATTCGGCACGGAAGAAAACGGTGATCTTCACCAGCTACATCGAAGTAGTGGATACCATCCACGACCGTGCTGTAGCTGCTGGCTATAAGCCTATGCGCGTTTACGGCGCCACCAACAAAGACCTGGCCGGGATCATTTCGACGTTCGAGAAAGACCCAGACGTCAATCCTTTGATTGCTACGTTCCAGTCGTTGTCTACTGCGGTTCCGCTGATCATGGCGTCGACTGCGTTCATGATGAACTCGCCATTCCGCATCGGCGAACTGGAACAGACCGAGGCTCGTCTGGACCGAGTGGGTCAGGATGGCCCTATACGGTTCCTCAACGTGTTTTTGGACACCGGTGGCGACCCTAACCTGTCCACACGTTCCAACGACATCCTGGAGTGGTCTCGTCAACAAGTGAGCGCTATCATGGGCATGCCTGTGGTGGAAGGTCTGACCACGGAATCGGTCGAAGTATTGTTCGAGCCTGGTTGGTCGCGCGTGAGTACCGAGTCGTTTGACGATATCTATTCGGTCGGTTACGAAGTCCTGTCGCTGGGGATTGAATCTGCAGTCATCAAAGCGCCAGTCGAGAAACCTATTTATACCAAATGGTGAGCCATGGCAACTATACGCGACGTGTTCGCTAAAGTCCTGAGCGATTGCATGACCAGCCAAGCTGGTGACTACGATCCTGCTCGGGTCTTTGGTTACGGCATTGTATTCCTAGGCGGGCTGGAGTTCTTGTGCCTGTCTGCCTGGATGGCAATTAAAGACGGCAAGTTCGATGGCGTACAATTCGCTACTGGACTTGCCGCCATTGGCGTGGCGTTGGCTGCCGCAGCTGGTGGGGTGTGGCTCAAACGGTCCACCGAAAATACGACTACGCAAGTAGCCAAAGAACCCGAAACTAAAACTGACAAATAGAAAGGTAGTACCATGTCCAATAAGAACCGCGCGTTCGCAGCAGCATTCGGTAAACAAGCCCGTGTGCCAAGTGGTGAGCTGTCGAACGAAGACTGGAATTCGTTCAAGAACAAAGTCAGTAACTTCATGTCGGTTTTCGAACACGATTGGGGTATCGGTATCCGTGACGCCGCCGAGATCAAGAAAGCGATCGTCAGCCTGCGCCAAGTCGCCACCAAGAAGAAAGGTGATATCCGTCCGGATGCGCCACTGATCAAGCTGCGCGCCTACGCTAAGTGGCTGGCCCTGGATGGCCACCTGATCAACGACCCGCAGATGCTGGTCAAAGAAATCAACAACATGCTGCCGCTGGTCGAGCTGTTCGGCAAAGGCTGGTGGGACGCCTACGAAAAGATGCTGGACTACGCCGAGATCCAAGTGCTGCGTAAGGCACTGGACAATCCTGGCCAGACCCGCGAGCGCATGCGCAAGACCTTCGCCGAGAACCAGCCGCCTGGCTTCCAGAACGCACTGAAGCACAATAAGCGCCTGACATCGCCAATCGACGACGGCGAGAACGATGTACTGGCTACACCGCTGCAGATGGGCGACTGGTACGGCGTGGCTCACGGCGTGCACTGGGGCTACATCGAAGGCACCTACCCGATCACCGCCCGTAAGTACTCACCAGTGATCATGGCCGAGATGGAGATCCTGGACAAGCAGTCGATCCTGACCCTGCTCTCCGGCATCGAACACCTGCTCGACAAACTGGGCTTCGACGAGTTCCGCAGCGTGGAACGTGCCCAAAACTCGCTGATGCGTGCTGCTCGCCCGTACTGCATCTCCGACAACATCGACGCTGACGAACACGGTAATATCTACGTTAGCAACCCAGCCGAAATGGCGCTGGTGGGTGAACTGGAAGGCTACGTGGAACACCTGCTGGAAATGGCCGGCCACAACAACGCCCAGTCGTACGTACTGCAAACCTGCATGGTCGTCATGAAGTGGATCGACCAATCCTTCAAACGCATGGATTAACGAGGGCACCATGGAGAACCGCGCATTCAAATATGCATTCGGGACGGGTAACCTGTCCCGTGAAGAACTCGATGCGCCGCCCATCGATCAGAACCTGGACCCTGACGACCCTCAGGTCATTCAGGATCTGGACCTGCACGAGTACGCTGAACTCAAGCGTGCTCAGATGCGTGAGTTTACCGACGCTGGCCAGCTGACGCAAGAAGGCTGGTTGGGTGACAACTGGGCGAACTTCAAGAACCGTTTCGAAAAGGAACTCGACCACGAGAACACCTGGGCCGAGGATGTCCTCAAGGAAATGCAAGATCTCAAACCTTTGGTGCAAGGCGCCAATGACAAAGAGATCGGCCCTACCCCGGTGAACGTCTTTGCCAACCTGTACTACCTGACGGCTGGCGACAAGAAACCTGCTAACGCAGCGCAGCTGCTGGAAGAACTGCGTCGCTCGGCTAAGTTGGTGGACTACCTCGAGAAGCAGTTCCTGCCGGCGCTGGCCAACTGGCGTAAGGCGGCAATCGACGTCATGGCTGCAGCGCGCGCCAACAGCAACGCTTTGCCAGAAGTGGCTCAGCAAGCATACTCGCTGACGGCTACGCACAAAATGCCTGGCCTGGAAGCCATGACGCCGAAGCAGCACAACGAACGTGTGCGTGCTAATGGTAAGGTGGGTGACGTGATTGTCCACACGTCCGAACCTTATCTGGGTAGTTTCATCATTACCCGGGCCGAACAGCTCAAGCTCGAGGAGTTCAAAGATCCACGCGGTGATATCTGCTACGGCGGTTATCCTGACAAAGATCCTTACCACCAAAAGCTGCAGATCAAACCGGCCAGTCGCAACGAAGCGCAAACGCTGATCGAAGAAGGTGAGAAACTCATCGAAGCGATCCTGCGTATCATCGACCATCCTAACTACAAGTCGGGTGTGTTGATCTTCGATGCGATGGATCAGTACGCGCATGCGTTCCGTAACTTTGCGACCTACCCGGTTGAGCAACGCAAGCAAGTGCAAGAGATCTACAACGCCGGTTACGATGCTAAGCAAGGTGAAACGTTGGTCAACTTCTCGATCAACTGCACCATGAAAGCTGTGCATTCCATCGGTCTGTACGTCAAGAAGTCCATGGGTCGTTACCGTAACTAAGACGGCATAAGCCTCCGCTACCCGCAAGGGTAGCGGAGGTATGTCGCTTACGCTTTTTCAGGTGCTTTCTGGGCGGCTACCAGATTGAGCGACTGGATGCAATAGTCCAGAGCCGCGTTGGTAGTCATGTTGCCACGACCCACAGTGCTGGCCAGCATACCAGCTACGACTTTGTTGATGCGACCATTGATCGACAGGATCTGGGTCATGTACTTCTGGATCTTGCCTTTGTCGGCTTCGTCTTTCTCTTCCGAACCTTGCTTAGCGACTTTGTCCAGATGTTCACGTGCCGCTTTGGCTTTGCTGGCCACGTCCGAGATACGTGCAGAGTTCTTCTGAACGACCTTCAACCATTCTTCAGCCTGCGCCGTGATGGTGCGGATGGTCTGGACGCTGTTGGTCAACTTAAGTTCCACTTTGGATGGCTGCACTTTGCTCAGTTCGAGACTGAACGTGCCCAGTTTAGCCAGAGCGCCGTCGAGGTCTTTCGAGTTGTTGAACAACGGGAACTTGCCAACCACACCGAAACCACCCAGATACTTGGAAGTGTCAGGTTCCAGTTCCCCCGTAGCTTCGTTGGTCTTGAGCTGCATCGACTTGGCCATGTTGCCAAGGGTGGTATGGAACTTGTTCAGGTAGACGATGTCGTGGTTCTGTTCCACCTTGGTGGGGTTCTTGGCGATTTCTTCGAACAGGTCTGCGCCTTCTTCCATGAGCCCCACGCCGTAGTTAGCCATGGCATCCAGACGCAGTTGCGATACGCTGCGGAAATCGGTAAAGTCTTGAGCGAGGCGATCGGACTGCTTACCGTTGATCAGCAACGCCGCGGTATTGCCTTTGAACACATCACGGTCTTCGATCTTGTGCTTGACCAGTTCTTGCTCACGGTTGCCGAGCAGGCTGTGGATCTTGTCGACCTTGGACTTGATGCCGGTCAGGTAGGCCGTCACGTTCTTGAAGAACGCATCGAACATGTCCCACAGTTTGTTCAGACCTTGTTTGATGGTTTCCCACACTTTGAGAACCGCGGTCTTAATTGTCTCGGCAATGCTCTCGGTGGCCAGTCCGTCCGTCGGTTCGGTATTGACAGCGACATCAGCGGCTTCGCCGTCAGTGCCGGCCACGGCCATTTCAGCTACCGAAGCGATCAGGTCTTGCTCGACGTTGCCAACTTCAGGCATGTCACCAACCACTTCAGCCGCATCAGCATTGACTGCGGTGGTGTCGGTAGTGCGGTCCAGTTCATTGCCGACAGTTTCCATATCGGTCGTAGCTTGCGCCATGTCGTCTGCCAGGATGGCTTCTTCTTCCACTGTCAGAAATACTGGAGCGTCAGGTTGTGGGGTAAAGTGCTTAGCGAGCATAATAGTTTTCTTCAGTGAAGTTGTCGGGAATCCATAAAATGAACAAAAAAAGAAAGGGCATAAAAAGACCCTAGGACCCGAAGGTCCTAGGGCAACAAGGATTTAAGTTACATCACAACGCATACTCCCAACCGTGACGCCTCAGCATCCACAAGCCTATCTGGCTAAGGCCAAATCGACTTGCGGTTACTCACTTAGATCTCGCGGGGCTAACACTTGACCGAGATCCCTTGCAAATAGCTTGCAGGTATAGACCGCCGTACCGTTTATGGACTCCGAGCCTGCCACTGGGGAGTGACCATGAGGCGGGAATGCCAAACCTTCATCACCTAGCGCTACACGATGAGTTACACCAGGTCACTGACTTTTACATACTATACTTTTTCCTTAGTTTGAACGGCGCAGGATTAACGTGTTGTCGTCTTCCCGCACAATGCAGTGTTCTACTTTAAGGGCTCCGCGTTCGTCGTAAAGGCCATTGTCTTCCAACACCGTTTTAAGTGAACGCCCCATCTTCACCACGAGGTTGGCATACTCGAGTTGCTCGAACGTATTAGGCATGATACGTTCCTCGGTGTTCACACCACGCTTGTCGAGTTCGATGGCTTGCTCTTCAGCGAACTGTTGCAACATTTCTTCAGCGTGCTTGTTGATTTCGACTTCCGCATCTTCGCGGTCATCCAAACACGGGATAAGGGCTGACAGATTGACATCGATCATCTCTTTGTCAGTCAACCCTACTCCGTCAGTACCGACCGCACGGACAGCTTCCGGGGCGGCGTTGTACACGTCTACCATTTCTTGAATATCTACAAGGTAGTATTCCCCCGCTGGCAGCGTGTTAGGATTTCTTGGGGGATTCGAAGGTGAAGACATCTGGAACCTTTGGTCGGATCATGAGGTGGAGAACGCCGTAGTTAATCGCATCGAAACTAGCGATGAGTTCGTTGTCGCGATACATGCGGTGCTCTTGTAACGTTTCAAACAAATCGGTAGCAAAGCCGAACAGGAAATACACGTACTTCTCGTATTCCTTATCCGTCAATGCATCCAAGTGTTTAAGTGGATGGAACTTGTAGCGTGACGACACCCCTTCCGTGATCAAACTGAGGAAGTGTGCTACGAAGTCTTGCACAGCTGTGCGTTCATGTTCGAAGTGCGCCAAGGCATTTTCGAACAGGCTATCGATATAAGCTTCGATTTGGTCATCGGTATTGCCGCGCTTGGCGTAACCGATGTGGTGTTGACGAAAACGTTCTTTGATGT